CATATGCTTGAGCCCTCTAAGGTGCCGGATGCACCTGTACCTGATATTTGGGAGTTTGATTTGTTTTACTGTGTCGGGCAACCTGATTCACGAGCATCAACCCAACGTCTTGCTGATATCCCAAAGATGGAGCCTCATGTCTTTAAGGGTAAGCAGATGCTTGGAATTGATATATTCGAGTTATTGGAGTTTATCGGTTTTAAATTCGATGAACATCATAGTCGACAGAAGAAATTTGTTGACCGCTCGAATACTTTACACACTTCTATTGAAACGTGTTCTAAATGTTTTCGTTTGAAGGCGCGTTGTGAGTGTGTGGAGTTGGTGTCTGTTCCACCGGAATCGCTTGATAAGCAGTTCCGTGTGGAGCAGATGGTTACTGCGTTTACCACTGCAAGGTGGTTACATAGATTTCATATTCATCGTTTATTTATGTTTGAACGCATTAATCATTTTCTGGCCTTGTTTGCGTTGTATCGTAACCGGCATATGCTGTGGATTTCCTTACGGGGTGCATTCATAGCAACGCTGATAGGTACCATTGGAGGTATCTGTGCAATGGTTTATAGCGATTTGCCTGGACCGTTGTGTTTGTTTACAATGTTTGTCCTATGGGCTGCCTTGTTTGATAGAACCCATGGTGAAATATTGTCCGCTTATGAGCAAGCTTTATCTATGCAGAATTTTGGTGTCACAGCATCACAAGTGTTGTGGAACCCTCTGTTTAAGACTGTCTGCTCGTCAGTGGTAATATATGGGATTTATCAGGTTGCGAAGTGCTATTTTGCATTTCGTAATATGGTACCTCAAGGTAATTTGGTACCAGCGTCGTATGACGATGTGGTGGCTCGGGATAAAGAAGAAAATCCTTGGGCCGTGCCTGTGGTGGCGCCTATGCCTAGTACTCAGCAATCACGCACTGTATTGCGTGAAGATATGTTGCGTTTAGTTGAGGCAAACACCATGTATATGGAAAGTGAATCCGGAAGTGAATTACGGGTATTCTTTATTAAGTCTAATTTGGCTTTAGTACCCGGTCACATGATGGATCCAGTTCCTGGCAAGAAAGTCCGTGAGGAGTTTGTTGTCACAATGCGTAGAGCAATGCCTAATGGAACTCGTAGTGAGTTTCGGGCACGTCTGTCGAAGACTTATTCTTATCGACTTCAAAACGTTGATGCTCGTGTGGTGTGGGTTCCTAATGCACCATCTATGCGTGATTTGACAAAATTTCTTCTGACGGATTATACACCGAGACCAATGCCTGGTACTTTTATTAACCGCTTGGCAAATGGTACAATTCGTCGTACGGATGTTATGACTACTGTCCTACGTGGGCAAATTCAATATGATTTGGATTATGCCACATATGTAGGTTTGTGTGGCGCACCATTGGTGGGCCACACAAAAGGAAATGTCATTTTGGGTATTCATGTGGCCGGATCTACGGGAGGTGTCCGTGGAGCGGCTGCACCTATTATCCAGAGTGATATTGACTTAGCAGTTAGTTATTTGAACAAAGTCCCAGGTTTTGTTGCTACAGCTAGTATGGGGGATATGCCTCAAACTATTTATGGTAAACAATGTATTGTTGAGACCGAAGTTCATCCCAAGAGTCCAGTTAATTTTCTGGATAAAGGGACTACAGTGGAATACTTTGGTAGATGTACCGGTAGATCCACGGCCGTATCGCGAGTGACAACTTCGGCTATTTCTAAGTTAGTCACTAAGCATATGGATATCCCTAATAATTTTGGACCACCAAAGTTTAAGGGACCGGATGGCAGGTCACCCTGGCATCCTTGGAGAGAGAGCCTGAATACTTGTGGTCATCCGACTATTGGTGTTCCTGGCAGCGCTCTCCGTTGGGCGGTAATCGACTATTTGACACCTTTGATTAGGGAGTGTAGTCGAGTGCCGCAATGGAAGAATCTGAAACCGTTGGAACGGTTGCAGAATGTGAATGGTATTAATGGATGCAGGTTTATTAATGCTATTCCACCCAGTACTTCGCCGGGTTTCCCTCTTGCAGGAAAGAAGAGTGATCTTATGGTCTTTCTTGATCCTGAACAGCATCCTGATTGGGCTGCTCCTCGTGATTTCTTACCCCATATTTGGGAAGAGGCGCAGCGCCTTAAGGACGCATATCGTAGAGGGGAACGTGGTTATCCTATTTTCAAGGCTTGTCTTAAAGATGAGCCAACTAAGAAAACTAAGGATAAAGTACGGGTCTTCCAAGCTGCTAGTTTAGCTTTGCAGTTAAACTTAAGGGAGTATTTTCTCCCTATAGCTCGGTTCCTAAGTATGAATCCCATCTTGTCAGAGATTGCGGTTGGGATAAATGCAATGGGGCCCGAGTGGCAGCAACTTCATGATCATATTACCAAGTTTGGTCGTGAAAACATATTAGCTGGGGATTATAGTAAATACGATTTAACTATGTCTTCCCAGTTAATGTTTGCAGCATTTTCTGTTCTGATAGAGATCGCACAAGTATGCGATTATTCTACAGATGATATTGCTGTAATGAAAGCTATGACTGCAGATGTTTGTTATGCAGTTACGGCTTTCAATGGTGACTTGGTTGAATTGTTAGGTAGTAATCCTTCTGGACATAACCTCACTGTATACATTAACTCTATTGTGGGTGCCTTGTTGTTAAGGGCATATCATTATGAGCGAATAGGTGCAGGTAATTTCCGGAAAGTAGTTGCTGCCATGACATATGGAGACGATTTGAAGGCTTCTGTTCATCCTTCTCTTCATTATGATTTTAATCATATTGCTTATGCAAATTGGTTGTCAACAATTGGAATGAAATTTACTATGCCCGATAAAACTTCCACGCCTACTCCGTTTATGAAAGATGAGGATTGTGATTTCTTGAAGAGGAAATCTGTTTTCATTGAGGAGCTTGGAATGTGTGTTGGAGCATTGGAAATTGAATCCATTGTTAAACCTTTGCACTGTGGCTTACAGTCGAAGGTGTTGACGCCCACTGAGCAAGCAGTCACTAATTTGGACTCAGCTGTATTTGAGTTTTTCTGTCATGGACGCGACGAGTATGAGAAACGTCGTAGACAGCTTATTAATATAGCTGAGGATGCAAAACTGAGCGGCCAGTGTCGTAACCTTGATAAAGGTTTTGATTACTGGGTTGCTTTGTGGCGCAATAAATATCTGGGTGAGGATAACCCAGTGGTGGATTCGAACGGGGCCACCTTAAATATACTGGTTCATAGTGATGATTCTGACGCTATCGTAGAGTAAAACAACAGATCAATGGATAATTGGATACCATGTGTTTATATATTTGCATGTTTTTATGTTTTGCATATAGGCTTTATTCATTTGGGTGTGTAACATTATTTAGTGTTGGTGTGGCCCGCACCATTGTAAATATGCATATTACGTGTTTTAGGTTTTGCATGTAATATTATCTCTGACCTTCGAATCAAAATGATAAAAATTATGATCTGACCCCTGCTTCAGGGGACACAAC